TCCTCATAGCAAAATTTATATGCCTTTCACTTTCCTTTGTCAAGCTCCCAGATACGGAAACGACATAAGATTATTGATAAACTAGAACAAATGTACTAATATTTCGCATCATGGACGGGACGGTTAGGCCGCAGGAATACGGGAACTGGAGGGACGGGGGTTGCGACCTGCACCCGGCCTGCCTGGAATGTCCGCTGCAGAAATGCATTGAGGAGGAGCCGCGCGGTCGGCAAAAGAGGCGGATCGCCGACCGCGCCGGCCGGATTAAGGAAATGAGGGCCAGTGGAATTACATGTCGGGAGATAGCGGCTGCCTTCAGGGTTAGCACTCGTACTGTCCAGAGGGCGCTGGAACAGGGCCGGCAGCAATCTGTAAACGCAGTGGAATTTTCCCGGCCGCACATTTCGCTTAAATCCTAACCGGCAATTGTTCTGGAAATATTAAGTATATATTAAGGTATATGATGGCTGATTTTAAACCGCAGGATTTATCCCAGCTCGATAAGGACCGTCTCAGCTCCTATAAGTCCAACCTCGATTTTTACGGCGGCAGCCAGTGGGCTAAAACCAGCAAGAACCGGCAGCTCGTCTTCAATTACTCTAAGATCGCCGTCGATAAGATCACCAGCTACCTGATGAACGGCCTCAACTATTCCTTTGAGCCGCTGGCCAATCTCGTCATTGAGAGCTCCAACAAAATCCGGGCGAAGCCAGGTAACCACGTCATTGCGAGCCCCGATGCAATCGGGGCGAAGCAATCCTTTGATAACACACCTTCCCCCGACCTTGCCAAGCAGGCCGAGGCCGTGGTCTACCAGGTGCTTGATCAGAATAATGTCGTGGAGCTGGACTATGCCACCGAGATTGACGCCGCTATCCTGGGGGATGGCTGCTATAAGGTCACATGGGATGCCGTAGAGAAGCGCATCCGCATCACCGCCCCCGACGTCAACGGCCTCTATGCCTGGTGGACAGGTGACGACCTCACCCGGGTGTATCAGGTGGCCTGTAAGTACCAGCTCACCCAGGACGAGATTTTAATGCTCTACAAGAAAACCATCTCCAAGAAGACGGCTTACCTCACGGAGCTATGGACCATAAAGGATTTCGTGCTCTTCCTGGACAATGATGTGATCGACCGCAAGCCGAACCCCTACGGCTTTATACCGTTTATCATCTTCCCCAACCTGCGGCAGCCGAAGGAATTCTGGGGGATCTCCGATATCCCCCCGCTGCAGGAGCCGCAGAAAGAGCTTAACCGTGCACTCTCCCAACTCTCCCGCATCCTCGAGGTTTCCGGCAACCCGATTGCCGTCCTCGAGGGCGTGGAAAGTTCGGAGGATATCCAGGTCAGGCCCGGCGCAGTCTGGAATATTCCACCCGATACAAAGGCTTATTTGCTGGACCTGCTGCAGGGCGGCGGCATTCGCCTCCACATCGACTATATCAATCTGGTATATCAAACGATGCATGATCTGTCGGAAGCCCCCAGGGCGGCCTTCGGCGGCATGCAGCATGAGCTTTCAGGCGTAGCCCTCGAGGTCGAGCTTCAATCGCTTTTGCAAAAGGTCAACCGCAAGCGCCTGGTCCGCAACAATGTCTATAAGCGGCGCAACGAAATGATATTGCAGCTCTGGGCCAAGTTCATGCGGCAGGACTTAACGGCCGTGTCCCAGAAGGTTATCTGGGGGCCGGTGCTGCCGCAGGATAGAGCCAAAGAAGCCCAGAATGAGCAGCTCCTTGTCCAGTCGGGCGTCCATTCCCGCCGTACCGCTATGGATAATCTGGGAGTGCGTGACCCCGAGCTCGAATTTGGGAAATGGATGGACGAGCGCATGCAGATACTTCAGCAGAACAATGATTTTAAAGCACAGTCTACACAGGGCGGTTCGAGAGTGAGAAATACCGCCGCTGATATGCAGACTGTGGTTTAACAATAAAAGAGGAGAAAACCCTAAATTCTAAATACTAAACACTAAACACTAAACACTAAACACTAAACAAATACTAAGCTCAAAGCTCAAATGGTTTGGATTTTGTGTTTTGAACTTATTTAGAGCTTAGATTTTGGGGTTTAGAGTTTCCCTGAAAGGGTTTTGGGTTTCTCAAAGGAGTAAATCGTGTCCGAAGAAACCATCATCGAACCGACACAGGATGAAAAGAAGGAACTTACAGCCAGGGTAACCACTCTTGAAGCTACGGTCGCAGAGAAAGAGGCAGTCATAGTCGAAGCGAAGAAAACGCTGGACGCACAGGCAGCCGATTACTCAACGCTGAAAACCAGCTTTGACGAGGCGGTCAAGTCCTATCGCAAGCTGGCAGTCGGCTCCAATCCCCTTTTCACCGAGGAGCTGATCAGCGGCGCAACCATCGCCGAGATCGAATCTTCCGTTACCAGGGCAGCCGCTCTGGTCGGTAAGGTCCGGTCAAAGATCGAGGAAGACCTTAAGAACTTAACCATCCCCGCCGGCGCTCCCGAAAGGTCAGGCCCGGATACGTCCGGATATTCCCCCAGGGAGAAGATAGCCGCAGGCATCAAAAAACAGAATAAATAGGGAAACACTAAACACTAAACACTAAACAAATACTAAGCTCAAAGCTCAAATGGTTTGGATTTTGTGTTTTGAACTTATTTAGAGCTTAGATTTTGGGGTTTAGAGTTTCTCCGAAGGAGAATGATTTGGGAACAACTTTAACCGAAGCAGCGAAGCTTTCAAATGACACCATGTACCAGGGTGTCATCGAAACCATTATCAAGGATTGCCCCCTGCTCCAGCTCATGCCGTGGGTTGAGATCGTGGGCAATGCACTCACGTACAACCGTGAGCTGGCGCTTCCGTCCGCCGAGTGGCATGCCGTCAATGATGATTGGACGACCAGCCCGGCCGTAACCTTCACGCAGAAGACGGCCACCCTGGCTATCCTGGGCCAGAATGCCGATGTAGATAACTACATCAGGCAGACCAGGTCAAACATCATGGACGTGGAAAGCGCCATCATCGAGCTAACCGCCAAGGCCATCAGGTATGAGCTGGAGGACAAGCTTGTCTACGGCGATAATTCCGGCACCCCCAACCAGTTTGACGGGCTGATCAAGCTCATCGCTACCGGAACCGCCAGCGACCAGCTCGTCGCCGCAGGCGCAACCGGCGCCACATTGACTCTTGCCATGCTGGACTCGCTCATCGATGCGGTCAAGGGCGGCAAGCCCGATTTGCTGATGATGAGCCGCAGGTCCCGCAGGAAGATCGCCGCCCTGGCCAGGGCTGCCGGCAATAACCTCGAAGTCGGCAAAGGACTGCTGGGAGAGTTCGTGCAGTTCTATAACGGCATCCCGATATCGATATCGGATCTCATCAAGGATACCCACGTCGTCAGCGGCTCGGTCGAAACCGGTGTTTTCACCGGCTCCACCAACAGCACCATCTACGGCGTGTCTTTCGGTGAAGATGGCGTGTGCGGTCTTACCGGCCCAGGCGGGCTGCAGATCGTCCCTATCGGCGATATGGAAACCAAGGACGCCAAGCGCACCCGCATCAAGATGTACTGCTCGCTGGCCCTTTTCAGCAATGTTAAGGCCGCAGCTCTCATCGGCGTGCAGGACTAAATAAAAAGGAGAAATTCTAAATCCTAAACACTAAATCCTAAATAAACTCAAAACCCGAAGCTCAAATGTTTTGGATTTTGAACTTTGTATTTGTTTGGAGCTTAGAAATTAGAGTTTAGAATTTAAAACTCCGAAGGAGTTTTGTTATGGCATTTGCAGATCCATTGAAAGGAAGACACGTTATCGTCGGGCCAGGTCCCGAGGCCGCTATGGTCACCGTGGCCGAGGCCGTCAAAGAGGGCGATATTCTGGGTTATAGCTCCGGTTGGAAACGGGCGCTGGCTACCGTCAGCGGCGTTATCCAGGGCAGGCTTGTAGCCTTGAAAGATGCCCCCAGCGGCGGCTTGTGCCCGGTCGCTACCCATTGCGTGGTAGACGGTTATTCCGGGGCCACCGTGGGCAATCCCGTTTATGTCGATGAAGGCACCAATAATGGCGGTGTGACGCAGACAATCCCATCCACCACCAATGATGCCACTACCGTGATCGGCATAGCCCTATCGGCAACGGCAATCCAGTTTTTCCTTGATAGCCGTGTCGATGCCCTGTCAGCCTAAGCCTTTAAAGGAGTAGTGCGCCTTTAAGGGACACCTCCATGCTATAAGGTGGCGGCGGCCCGACACCGCCGCCACCGCTTAAAAGAGATGAAAATGCAAGGCGTTGAAGAGGGGCGTCAGCCCCTCTTAGTAAAAAATAATCACCCCCTGCGTGCAACAAGGAAAAAGGCGTTGAAGAGGGAACCTGGTCCCTCTTAGAAAAAAATGGTCACCCCCTATGTGCAACAAGGAAAAAGGTGTTGAAGAGGGAACCTGTTCCCTCTTAGAAAAAAATGGTCTCCCCTTCCCTTAAGGGAAGGGGCCAGGGGATGGGTGATAAATCAATGACAACAATAACCACAATCAGGGCTTTAGTCCGCAGGGACTTGAAAGATGAGGACAACGCTAACTATCGCTGGACGGACGACGAGATTGACCGGGCCATCGATAAGGCCGTGCTCGAATATTCCGAGTATTGCCCCCTGCAGGTTATGAACGTCCTGGACACTGTCGACGACGACAACACCGTGGATATCTCCACCTTGATCGACCGCATTGACGTTTTACGTGTGGAGCATCCGGTAATCGACCAGCCTTACGAGTCGCACCGGTTTTCTGTGTGGCTTGATTTGCTCACCTTCCTGGACGGCTATTTCGGGGATGGAACAAATTGCAATGTCTATTGGCTGAAAAAGCACAGCATCGGCGCATCCAGTTCTACCATCCCCACGGCGCATGAGCACATCATTGCGCTGGGAGCGGCGGCTTTCGCCATCAGCTCACAGGCTCAGTATTCGGTCACCCAGACTTTCGGAGGCCAGAAGGTCAGCCAGGATTATATCGTCTGGGCCAAAACTACTTTTGCGCAGTTCTATGCGACGCTGGATCGCATCAAAGGTTACAACCCCAAGAAATTGAAAACGGGCGGCTTAGTGCCCGAGGAATAAAAATGAAAATCCTAAATTCTAAATACTAAACAAATACCAAGCTCAAATCTCAAATAATTTGTATTTTGTGTTTTGAACTTGTTTAGAACTTAGATTTTGGAGTTTAGGGTTTATCGATAAGGAGATTCGATTGAAGAAAAAGTTAAACGATTCCGTCAAAGCAGAAACGCCTTTAAAGGATGGCTTGCCCTGGCAGGGCTTCGCCATCGTCCCGGATAAGCAGGACCCGGCCGGTTGGCAACTCCCCCACCATACCAGGGAAGTGAAGCGGGCGGCCATCGGCAAGGTCGGCTATGAGCATACGGTCGACTGGCTGCTGCTGGAAAAGGCTGTCTTGCTTTTGTCTCGCTTCGGCGATGAGGGCAAGCGGGTAACCGCTGACCCCGAGCTCATCATCCAGGGCGCCAGGCATCTGGCCGGGCATTATAAGAAAGCCGGCCGCTGTGTCCCTGACGCCCTTTGTGTCCTGATATGATCGTTTATCCACGTCATTGCGAGGAACGATTTAAACATGTCATTGCGAGGGCCGATTTATTCACGTCATTGCGAGGAGCCCGCAGGGCGACGTGGCAATCTTTTGTCATTCAGCCCCATACCTTCGAATCAAAGGATTGCTTCGCTGCGCTTGCAATGACCTAATAAAGCTATCGCTCGCAATGACATGCGGAAAAAATAAATAAATGAAAGGAGAGAAAAAACAAATGGATACTTCCACCCCACTGGACGGTTACAAGAAAATCTCCGTTACCATCTTCACCACCCTCTTGACGATCATCCTGTTTTTCGTCAAGGACCCGGCGCATGCCGACACACTGGCGCAGTTCTGGAGCAGCGTAATCATTCCCATGGTGCCGGTCATAGTCGGCATGGTCTATACCGTGGTGCAGGGCAGCGTCGACAAGGAGAAGGCCATATCGGCCGGTGTAGCGGCCGCAGCTCCCCCGGCCCCGGCTCCCACTTCGGACGCATCCCCAAAAGCTGATAGTGCTTCGGTTGTGCAGCCTGCCGTAGCACAGACCGCCCAGGCTGCCGATGTTGAGGTTTACACGCCGGTTGACCTCGACAAATACGAGGCGGCGGCAGAGGAAGGCATACGCAAGGACGGCCAGACGGTCACCCCGTTGACCAGGGCCTATTACTTCTGGCCCGCCATTGCCCACTTCGACCTGCGCCCCATCCCCCGCCAGTACCGCATAAGCGAAGGGAAGCGCCTGGTCGACAAGGGCATAGTCCTCTTCGTCGATGCTTTCAAGTTTTATTCCAAGCTCGATAATCCGCCCTCGCCGGCGCAGGCAGCCAACCTTAACAGCTATATGCTGGAATTGCGCAGGGCTTACGAGCAGAAGAATAACTTGACCTGCACCGATTCGACCTTCGAGAACCTGCGCAGCATGGTGACGTACTTCAATGACCTGTATACGGCCTCGGATGGTTTAGCCCAGCTCATGGGTAAGCCCATTGATTGGAGCATCTACGGCTCCGGTTTCGTTGGCCCGACGCAGGTCGGTTGGGACTTCGCCAAGCTTTTGTAAGTTTTGATCATGGAGCCGCCAGGGTCCTGACGGCTCCCTTTATAACTCCATGAATCCAAAAATGTCATTGTCAGGAGCCGATTTAACCATGTCATTGCGAGGAGCCCGCAGGGCGACGTGGCAATCTCATGGCATTGGGTCAGGGCAGGTGTCTTCGATCAAAGGATTGCTTCGCTTCGCTCGCAATTACATCGGTAAAGGGAAAATATGAGAGCACTTTCTCCCGCTCTTCTAGCCGAGCAGATTAAGGCCAGCCGTAAGCCCCTGGTCAAGCTGGAGGTTGCCCCCTACGGCCATCCGGCCGCCGTGGCAGCCACCGAGCTGCAGTGGCAGGATTTCGTCTGGGAGCGGCTAACCTCGATATCGGATGCCACCGCCTCAATCTTCCACGGGTTGGCCGTGCCAGGTGACGGCTCGGTCTGCCGGCTGCGCAATGTTGCCGGCACTCTTTATTACCAGCGTGTCGCTTCACCATCTGTTAATTCCGACTGGTCAACCTGGGTGTCAAATTTTGGTTCAGTGGTTGCCGGCCCTATTTCCATCACCGCCCAGGGCGCCAATGTCGTGGCCTTCGGCAGCGATGGTACTAACCTCTACCGAAAGGAAAGCTCGGACTATGGGGCTACCTGGGGAAGCTGGATTAAAATGTCTAGCGCCCGCCCCTGTGAAAGGGGATGCTCGGCGGCTTTCAAGGCTAACGGTGACCTTGCCGTAGTGCATGCCAGCGACGTCAACGATCCGACTTCGCTTTATATCCAGAAAAGGGTAGGCGGAACATGGACAACCGGCGGCGGCCAGATAGCTGGTGATCATCCGGTGTCGGCGCTGGCCCTGTACCACGATGGTGACTGGAATATCTTAGCCCTCATGCTGGATGGGACTTATATCAGGTTAGCCAGGGGCATCTATGGTGACGGTGATCAGTATGCCGTGGGGGTATGGTCCGGCTGGCAGTTCATCAATTCCAGCAAGGCCAAGGTCGACTTCTCGGCACAGATGGCTATGCGGCAGTTCAAGACCGGCCGGGCCGGCAAGTATATCCCCACCTATTACGAGCAGGTATCGGCTGTCAACCAGGCCAGGGCGGTTGATAACCTTGGCGTCGACGACCCGTTTCTCTGCTATCAGTCCTCTATGGGCGCTCTTTATTCCTTCACCAAGGATAATGCCCCCTGGTTCTACCGCCTGCGGCCGGGCACCGAGTTCAAAGATATGGACTGGTATAAGGCCTATCCCCTCGATGTTACCGCTACCTATGGCCTTGCCCTGGGCAGCGACGGCGTCTATCTTTATGCGGCAGCCCCCGATCAGGTATGGCGCACGGTATTGCCGGGGAGCTGGTCACCGCCGGCGGCAGGAAGTGGAGCCGGAACGAATTATGCCGTGCCGGTGTCCGATGTTATTTTGATAAAGGAGAGGGTCAGGGATATGTTGCCCGGATCTCTGGAATTTTATCTTGATAATTCCAGGGATGCTTACAATGCCCCAGGGACCGGCAGCTCTTCGCTTATCGCTTCGCTTAAGCGCGGCAGCCAGGTTACCTTGTCCATCGGCTATCGGGCCAGCACCGATCTGTTATCGGTTGCCGGCAAGTATTTTATTGAGGCCGTGGGCTATTCCAGGAAGCCCGGCGAAAGCCTGTTTACCGTCCGCTGCGTGGACGCATGGGGCTTGCTGGAAAGGTATGCCTTCAACCGGCCTGCGGAGTGGAATGCCGCCGCCTCCGATTTCTCAGTCTATGATTTGATAGGCAAGGTCGTGGCGGCCGTGGGGGGTACTTTGACCTATAAGTCCCGCAGCTCCTATATCACCGCCATCTACCCCCACCTGTCCGTCAATGCAGGGGAAAATGGCGCAGTGGTCCTGCGCAATCTTTTAGCCCTGGTCCCTGATGTTATCTTCTTTGTCGGCCTCGATGGCTATATTGTGTACCCCCAGGCTACGGATGGGCCTTCTTACTATTTGAGGTTCGCTTAAAGAGTTTTCTGAATATGATGAGGGGACTTACGAAAAAAGCAATGTATATAACCGCTGGAATCCACCAGTATTCTTTAGCGGCAAAACAGCTTAAGAATATTCCGGCTATTAATAGCAAAAATCCGACTGTAAAAGTTATCAAGGCAATGAACTTATTATTTCCTTCTTCAAACCATAGAAAACTTTCGAAAATAAAAATAAGTGAAAAACTCGCTATTTGCAGTCCCGGCGTCAGTTTAATCTCTGAGTTTATGGCAAAAAATACCAAGGCAATCACAATAATAAAGGTGCCATATAGCATAAGTGCTCTACTGGGTAGTGGTTTTGATTTCCACCATTTGAAGGCTTGGAATAAAAAAATAATACCTATACCTACGGTGGGTAATGCCGGAGCAATGAGCGTTAGCCAGTCTAAAAAATTATTCATTTCGGTTACCTCTATATGCGAGAGACTAACCTAAATTCATCAAGCATGTCCAGTTTTTTCCGTTTTGAACGTATTTAAAGGAGTAAGAATGAAAAAGGATTTTTACCTTTGGTTTCTGGTCCTGTTTATCCTGGTGGCCGGCTGCGTTGTCAGCCACCGCATGGGTTACGCCGCCGGTAAGCAGGCAGGGATTGTAAGGTATATCTCATGCCACGATGGGCAATGTCATATTATCGATCCAGCCTGCGTTAATCCGGATATCCGGGCGCAGCTCGAAGGAGGAAAATAAACCATGGCCGAATCAGCGAAAGTCTATTCCAAGATGCCCCTTAATGCCCTGAAAAAGCTCATTACCGATTTGAGCGCCGCAGGGACCGCCGTCAAGGTAAGCCTGCATACCTCGTCTTATACCCCCAACCAAAATACGCATGAAAGCTATGCGGACCTTACCAACGAGGTTGCCAGTGGCAACGGCTATACCACCGGCGGCGCAACCCTCGCCAATAAGACGCTGGCCACCAGCACAACAGTATTGACCTTTGACGCCGATGATATCTCATGGGCCAATAGCACCATTACCGCCCGTTATGCGGTTATCTATGACGCCTCGCCTGCTGCGGCCGCAGATAAGAAGCTGCTGGCCTATGTCGATTTCGGCGCAGATAAGGTGTCCACCTCGGGGACTTTTCAGATCACCTGGAATGCTTCGGGCATCTTCACCATTACCGCAGCATAAGAGAGTTAAATGACAGTTCTTGTCGGCGATCACACTCAATATTCAGCCAGTCAGATAGGCGCTGGTACTGTTTGTTATTGGGAATATATCGCCCCCGCGACCGGGACATTGACAGGCCTGGAGGTTTACAGCGCTGTTTCCGGCAATGCTAAATTAGCCATATATTCAGATAATGGAAGCGATCAACCCGGTACATTATTAGCTTCTGGGACAAAAGCGTGTACCCTTAATCAATGGAATCAACTGACTGGCCTTTCAGTATCAGTAACGAACGGAACTAAATACTGAATTGTATATATAACGGATACCCAGGGAGTAACGGTACGCAATTCAACCGGCAGTCAAAAACGTTACTGGAAAACGGGATTAACTTATTCTACCTTCTCTTATCCGGCCTCATGGGACGGCCCTGCCGGGTATACAACCGAGGCTAGTTATACAACTAGTTTTGACGGGTTTGGTACATTAGAAGTAGATATTACCGTCAATGCCCCCACCGCCACCGTCACCAGTACTGCCCCAGCCCCCACCGTCCAGATATCGGCCGCAAGCTCCCCACCGGTTGCCACCGTCACCAGCTTAGCCCTTGCCCCCATCGTTTCGGTCGGCACTAATGCCACGGTCAATGCACCTGCAGGTATCGTCACCAGTCAGGCTTATGCCCCCACGGTCACGGCAGCCCGGAATGTCACCAGTTCACCACCCACGGCCACGGTAACCAGCCAGGCCTATATTGTTGTTGCCGGTCCCATGACGGGTGTCGTCGTCTCACCCCCGGCCGCTATCGTTTCATCCCAGGCCTTCACCGTTTCAACCACGGTGCCTTTTCATATTATCTGGGAGGCGTCCTATGAAATCGATATCCCCCAGGTCAACCGTGCTTTTATTGTCGGCGAGGATCTGGCCGGGTCCCTGGTCACCGGCAATGCCATCCTTCAGGCAGAGGTTGATCTGGTCGGCGAAAGGTTAGAGGTTCAGCATACCCCCGCCGCCATCACCGCCGCCGTTGCCGCCGATGTGGCCATAGCGGTGCTGGGGAAGAACCGCCTCGACGGGCAGAAAGGTAAAATCCTCATCCCGCCGCATTGTGCCCTGGAGCTATGGGACGTGCTCAATGTCGTGGATTCCGGAGCTGATCAGTCGGGCAACTATCGGGTGTCAGGCTATTCGCTGGAATACGATGTGAAGGCGGGGCAGTATCAACACCAGCTTGATTTATCGGCCGTCTGATTCATTTTTATATTGCAAGAATTCGACTAATGACGGCGATTTATATGCGAGGCTATAGCTGGCAGATCCGGGATATTCACTATGGATACGCTGAACGTTAGCTCAGTGAGATGATGCCGCGGCGGACGGCGGTGATGA